ATATATCCCAATAAGCCATTGAAATCATTACACTCATGTTTTGCAAGCAGCCCATCGAAACCCGATGAGTTGGCTGTAAACCCACCCTGTTTGCAAAACAGTTCAGGCTTCAAAATTCCAGTAAACAAGGTGCGCGCGAGGGGGCGACGATACGCTTACATCCGCGGCACCGACATTCCGCTAGTTCGTGGATTTGTTGGCTCTGATAACGAGTTTGATTCCGCCATCAGGGCGGCGATTGAAAGCCACATCCATCTCGCTAACGCGAAGATGGACGGATGGCGCATGGACGCGGCAAAGACTCTTCATAGGGTCACGATTGCCCGCGCAAGGCATAGGGGGCGCCCCTATACGCTGTCCGCCGCCACCATCGCCGATATGCTTCGGGACGCGACTGACCGCTGTCAAGTAACCGGACTTCCCTTCGACTACCGGGACAAGGCTGTCGATTCCAAGTGGATGCGCCGGCCCATGGCCCCGTCCCTCGATCGCCTAGACAACGAGGGCGGCTACGAAACCGGGAACACCCGGCTCGTCTGCGTCTGCGTGAACGTGGCGATAAACGAATGGGGATTGGCGAACTTTGATGAGGTCTGCCGCGCCTACGTGGCGAAGCGCCGCTTCTGACGGCCGAGACCCTCACCCGCGACGACATCGAAGAACCCCGGCCCTGAGCCGCGCCACCTGATTGGAGATTCAAATGACTGCACCGACGAAGAAAGACTTGGCGAAGATGCTCTCGGAGATGCCTTACGGCCCCCTCTTGGAGATCGCGAAAGAGCTGGTCGAGATGAACCAGGAACCGGAGTTCAACCGCCATCCTGAAACGCCCGCCGGCATGGCCGCCACACTGTACGATTGGGGTGAGGCTTGGGCTCACGAATAGCAGGAGGAGATGGGGAGATGAAAAGCGCCGAGCAGATCGCTACCGATATCGTCGATCAACTATCGTTCTCGTCGAACAGGATGTGGAACGGGCGTCTAGTCGGCGAGCAATATTTCGCCCACGAGTTCATCCGAAAGGCCGTGGAGAGTGACCGCCACGTGATAACCGCTCCGATCACGATGAGCGACATCCGTCTGGTCGCTGGCGAAGGGCGCCTTTCTCAAGGGCAGATAGTCAACGCCGTGAACACGATTCTGCGCCAGAGGTCGGGACAGTAATGCCCCGCCTCACCCGCGTCGGCTCATGGACCTTGGAATCACCTCACCCGATACTGAGTAGCAGCACCGATCGGTCACCCCGGTTTCTGAGTTTGACGCTCCCGGCGTTTTAGTTCGCGTTCGATTGCGGTGCGGATGAGGTCGAGGCGGACCTCGTCCTTGGCTAGGAGGGAATCCATGCGCTCTACCGTCTCCTCGTTGAGAGGAACAGTTAGCCGCTCGGTCCAAAGTTTTTTGCGTCCCATCTCACTTTTTCGTATGTACGATATTGACGACTGCGCGAATATATCGTATGTACGGTTCGTCAGCAAGTGGAGAACGACAATCAGGCGCGCGATAGGAAGGATGAGGCAATGAGCGAAGAACTGCGACTGTGCGGGTACTGTAAGAGTTGGCACAGCAAACCGTGTGGCGAGGGTTGTCATTGGTCACCAACCGACCCGACTTCCGAGCAGGTGCGTGACGCCACCCGCAAGCAGGTGCGCGAGCACTACCGAAAGCACCCGCTTCCTGTCACGTTCGAGTGACCATCCCAGCCAAATCTATGATTTCATAGGAGGCAGACAATGCGCGAATGTTTCGATTGTGAACAGGGGCCATGCCACATGAACTGTGGCCCCGCTCTTGAGCCGAAGTGCGACCGCTGCGACGGCTCAGGATGGATCGTCGTTCGCAATACCTACCCGATGAGCTATGTCGGGCCGGGCCCGGCCCCAGACTATGCGCGCGGTGTTACCGACAGCCGCTGCGACGAATGCAACGGAACGGGTTTTGTGCGCCATGCGTGAACTCCTTCCATGCCCCTTCTGTGGTGAAAAGCTAGTCGAGCATGACGACCATCATGGAACGTGGTGGGCGCACCGCAGCGAGCTTGGTGATTGCCCGATAAGCGTCCACCAGATTTTCGATGAGAGGGACGCAGAGGAATGGAATAAGCGTGCCCCCGCGTCAGCCCCGGCTTCCCTATCAAGGCCGGATGATGAGGGGAAAGAAGTGAAGTGGCCGAACGGCTGCAACGAAACCGTTCCTAGGGCTCTGCGCTATTTGGCCGAAAATGAACGGCCATATGGCCGACAAAAGGAGTTCAATTGGGAGCACCTTTACCGGCTTGCCGACGAAATCGAGCAGATGGCGTCGAGGCCACTCTACGCCGCCCCCGCCCCAGCCACATTACAGGAGATAATGGAGGAAAACCGGAAACTTCGTGAACGCCTTGGCCCGCGCGGCTTGGAAGTGATCGAAATCGGCGGGGCTGGTCACTACGTCAATGAGAAGGTGAAAGCCGAGATTGTCATTCTCCGTCACGACCGGGAAAACCTTTCTCGACGCGTCTCAGAGCTTCGAGGCGGCCTAGCCGACGCGTGGCAGGGCTTCCGCGAGAAAGGGCACTTCGGGGAAGCTGGGCGGATTGAGGCTGTAATGCCAGATCTCAAGACTATGGCAGACCCCGCCTGACCGATGACCGCCTCCGCGCATGCAGAGGCGCGGTTCAAATCTGTGGTGCTGGTAGAGGCTAGGGAGAGGGTGAGAGAGATGGCTGTCAGTCGAAAGCGTAAGCCGAAAGTGCCGGAGCCGACCTATGAACAGGATCTGGCCTATCACATCTGCCGAGCGGTGTACGGCGCGGGCGGCTGCACATGCAGCAAGTCGAGCACAGGAGCGGTCTGCGATACTATGAAGTTCGCTGCCTTCAATGCCGACCTGATAGCAAAACAGAGATATGCTCAGTCCTAAGCCATGAGCAAGGACGACCCCATCCGCATAATCCCCCACTCTCCTGAAGGCATACCGGACACGGGGAGCTTCGAGGTGCGGTTCGCTGATGGGCGGGATTCGGTTTACTTCTATTGGGATGAGAACGCAGGCCGGCGCTCTATCTCAATGAGCACCAAGATGACGCGGAAACAGGCGCTAGAGAAGGCGAAGACATTCGCGAGGAGGATGAGGGGATGAAGCTATTTTCAGTCTGCGCGAACTGCAACTTGATCAAACCATTCGACGGGAAGCGCAGCTTTGGCGACTTCGACACGTGCGAGTCGTGCGGTGAAGGAATGGACCTATGGACCGAGGCGGGCGTGAGAAATGAGAACGGGCGCCGCTTCTATAGTGGCATTGAGCCGCTGCCAGTCCCCGCCCAATAGATGCCCGGAAGTTCTAAGCAGTCGAGCGGCCCCACTGGCTTTGCCAAGCGCCCTCGATACGCCCCAGGTTCGGTCATTGCCCACCTGGGGCGACCTCACGGCAGAAAGAATGGTTGGACGCGCCCCTCGGCAAACCAAGGGCGTCGGCGAGAGCGGAGGATAGGATGACAGACATTGAGAAATTTTGTACTGCGCTTCAAGAAAGCCTTCGCGCCGAAGCAGAGAGGGTTTTCCGAATGGACAACGACAATGACGCCGCCATCAGCGAGGCTCTGCGTCTCGTTGCGGAGGCGGTAGATGCTGCGGTTAAGGTTTGCCTAAAGGCTTAAATAGCCCGGCAAACCAGGGGCGAGAGCGGAGGATAGGATGAGCAGAACGATCTTCAACCGAACGTTTGGGGCGTCAGATCGAGTAGAGGTAAAGGACGACTCATCCTACGATAGCTGCGCCTTTAACGACTGCGAGATGATTGGAGACCCCGCGACGCTGCGCAACGTGTCCTTTGTTCGCTGCAGATTCGATGGGCGCGCCGCAGCATGGGCGATAGCCATTACCGAGCCTCACACTCTGATGACGGTAGACTTGCGGTCTGGTAACGTTGTCCCTGGCCCCGCTTCTGATCGGGGCGCCTCTTTCCCGGGCAATTTGCGTCGCAATTAATGCCATGGTCCACCGCCTTCCAGTCCCCCATCCCCGTGCCCGGTAGGAAGCCGATAGAGACCCTCAGAGAGGCCGGTCAGTACATAGCCTCTCTACCTAAGTCAGAGCAGGAGAACCCCCACTGGCAGGCCGCCTGTGAGGCTCTGATACTGGTTGCAGAGCGTGGGGGAGATACGAATTTGGCTCGGATCGGGATGCTGAGGGCTTTGAACCACGGCGAGCCCAAAACGTTCACCAAGCGTAGGAAGCCCGTCAAGCGCTACAGGATCATCCCATGACCGGGAAAACAGTCTGGATCTACGACAACGGCGAAATCTTCAAAAGATTCGACTCTGAAGACGAAGCCCAAGCCTGGTTCGCCATACACGACCCTGAGGGCGTCGCATTCAAGCACGAACTGAGCGACCTGCGTCCAGCCGGGTCAGCCGATCAATACGGCGTGCCGAGGGCGGATGAGAGTAGCTAGCGCTTCGTCTCCCTTGTGGCGATCTCGCCTGCGCAGGCGATATATCCGATATGATCGACAAAATCGTCGATGTTGAACAAGCCCGCTTGCGCCCTCGCCTTCTTCAAGTCAGCCATCATGAAGCCCACGTCAACCGCGCTGATCGGCGCTTCGGGATTCGGCCGGTTCTGCAGATAGACCGTCCAGTAAGCCGCGATGCGCGCGAAGGTCTTGTGCTTATCACCATGCTGCTCTGCACGGTCGCCGCCGATGAGTTCAGCGGCCTTGGTGGCGATGTCTGTTGCGTTCATTTCTCACCGTGTTCTTGCAAATCACTCTATCACAAACCTCGCAAATCACCTATAAATTACGGTGTTTTTGGAGATTCACACATGCGCCATTTTGAGTTCTTTTACGGATTCCCGGGTACGGCTTACGACGTCCGCGCGATGAGCGAGGAAGAGATTAAAGCGTATCAAATCGCCAATCTCGCCAAGGCTCAGAACGTGCCCCTCACTCAGCAGAACTATCTCGGGATGCTGAACTGGAATCCGAATCCCAAGCCGCTTGATGAGCGCTTTGCAGACTTCAAGGTTCGGCTGGCCGCTGCGCTGGCGAAGTATCCTCACCTCGCCTAGTCCTTCTCGAACTTGAACGCGCGCCGCACAGCAGCCGTCGCCCTTGCATCTCGCGCGCTCTGCACCTCGATTTGTCCGTGTTCGTTGACACGGAAATTGAGGACGTGAACCAGCCCGCAGTCGCAGCATTGGGATTTGTGCTTACGCTTGGTGACGACGATCCACTCCCCATCCTCAACGTGGTAGTAGTCCGTCCTGCTCATACCCGGATCAGCTCCCCGCGGAATTGGACGTGCCGATCGTCCCACTTCGTAATCAGCTCGGGGTACATCAGCCGGCCGTCGCGATACGTCAGGAGCGCAAACCCCGATCTCCAGTCCAGCGGCGAATCCTCCGTGTAGCTGAAAGCGCGATGTTCCTTGTCAGCCACGCAGCCAGTATCGACGCCATAACGATCATAAGGACGATAGTCAGAAAGTGGTCGAACGTTCTGCGAATGGAGATGCCCCGTTACCATGCTGACGCCAGCGTTGAGAGCGTTTGCCCGGGTGGCACCCTGCCCGCCCTTAAAGCGATGCTTGACCATCGTAGCGCCGCCCTCAATGCCTTCGTTGATAAAGCAGGACATGGCCTTGTCCCACGCTCCGAAGTGATCCGAGAGGTGGACGCCCTTGATGCCGCGATACTGAGGGGCGAGATTGGCGATCATGGACTCGAACCGGGCATCATGATTTCCCAGCGTCCAGACCTTGTGAGTGCCGCGCTTGCAGGCCATCACGATGTCATGGAGATGGTCTTGCGCTGCCTCGATCTCTTCCTGTGGATCTGGCGCCTTCTCCCAATTCTGGGGATGTCGGCTGATCCGCGGGAAGTCCATCACATCGCCATTGAGGATGACAGCGGATGGCTTGATGTCGGCGGCGAACTTCTTGAAGGCCCGAAGGCAGGTTGACGCTTCGCCAGGCCAGATGTGGAAGTCTGAGCCTATAAGAACTGTTCCGTTCTTGATCTGAAGCGAAACGCGGCCGGGGTGATGAACTTCGATCTTGGAAGGCGGCTGAGCGGTAGGTATGATGTTGGCCCGGCGCCGTTGGACGGACCTTACATTTACTTTCAAGATTCTCGCTGTTTCTGCCGCTCCATGTTGTCGGAAAAGTGCCTCAAATTCTGCATCGCTGCAGCGAGCCCCCGAGTTCATTCGGTCCCCTATTTCCCTAGAGCCGCTTTGATGCCGACCCAAACCGCCCCAATAACGCCCGTAGCGATCACGGTAACGACCGTCTTGAATGTGAATGATTGCGCTTGCTCTACGCTCTTTCTCCATCTGCGGAGATGGGCAAAATCGGCGCGCAATTCCCTTCGGTCTTCATCTTCAAGGCCAAAGGAATTGAGCATCGTGGCGAGCGTGGTCTCGACGACTGCCTTGACCTCTGCCTCAGTCATTCGAGATTTCTTTACTGTTTGTCGGCATTTCTATTTCCAGCCTTATCGAGGGTGATGCTTCGATGGGGTCAGGCTCGCTGCGATGTTTCAGCCATCGTGGCGGGCCGCTTACTCAACGCTGTTTGAGGATGCGAGCGATGTTCTCGAAACCGCGCTTGCCAACGTAGAAGACCATGATCCACCCGGCCCAAGTCAGGGCTTCGCCGGTCAGTGGATCTGTGTTGAAGATGTTTGCCGTGTATCCAGCAAAGCTGCCTATCACCTTGTCCCATAGGGTCAGCTTTCCGAAGTAGATCACCATGAGATAGCCGAACAGCTTTTCCGGCTCCCATGGATGACCGATCTGGGCGCGCTTGGTTTGCCCTTGCTCCTGCAGTTCAACTGTTTGCGCGGCGATCTCCTTGCCGGCGAGATCGGCCGCTATGGCCTTATCGTCCGTCGTCGCCTTGAGATGCGCGTTATAGGCGTCGATCAGCCCCTTGATGACAGGGCCGCCGAGGAACGACAGGATGGCCATCCACATTACTGATGCCACCCTCTACGGCGAGCCATCGTCCACCAGCCCTCAGTCAGAAGCCCGATGAAGCCGGCGACAACGAAGTTCGCGACCTCGAAGATATTTGGGTCGTTCACGTCGATCGCGAGCCCGGCCTTTGCGACCCAGGCTCCGACGACGTAGCGCAGCAATATCCGCGTGATTGGGGCGGCGATGGGGAGCATCAGATCTTGGCCTTCAGCTTCTCGATCTGGTCGTTAAGTTGGCCGATACGATCCTCGGCGCCCTTGTACCAGAGCAGAACCTTGTCCTTGCAGAACCAGATGAGAGCGCCACCAGCAGCGAAACCGAGAGCAAATTCAAACATTGGCTATTTCCTTTTGAAGATGGCCGAGATGGCCGAGACGATGGCAGAAAGAAAACCGCCCCAGGCTGAGGGCTCTGGGGCTGGGGTAGGCACGGGAGTTGGAGCAGGTTGAGGCGGCGGTTTCGCCTCGCCGAACGAGATGGACGGATCTAGAGCGATCATCGCGAGCAGAAGACCCGCGCAGCCCGGCTGCTGATCGACGTGGTTCGGATCATACTTGCCGTCAGCGACGTACTTCCCGGCCGTGTATTGATCAGTGCCGGCCCAGAGGTACGGCGAGGGCTTGCCGCGGTTGGCGTACCCAGCGCCGTTGTACAGCTCGAGGTTCGTGAGCGCCGGCCCGATGCTCCAATCCTTCTCCCGCGCCAGATACGGATGGCAGTTCACCAGCGCATCAACCGCCGCCTCTTCCCAGCTCTTGAACGGCCCGCGCCCGGCTGGGACATGAACCGAGACCCGATTCCAGGGATCGCCCTGCGCGAGCGAACCCGACCAATCCTGCGACGATTCCCGCATGTGGATAACCGCGATCACCCACCACGGAACGCCGGTCTTGGCCTCTACTGCCTGATAGCGTGCTTTGGCCCCGACCAGCCGCTTGGCTATTGCCGTAAAATCACGGGTCAGCTTGGCTTTCGCCCAGCGGTCAGCGTTCGCCCGGGTTAGGGCGTTGAGGTCTGGCATGGGGCTCCTTGCCCGTTTTGGTTGAGGAAGTAGTCAGATACCGCGCAGCGTTTGCACGCTAACGGGCACTTGATCGTTTGCTCTTGCTGCGGCCGGTTGCGGCGGTTATGGTCCGCGCCGCAAATTGGAATCGGAAGTTCAGTGACACTTAAAGTAGAAGCTCGGTTAAACCGGCTCGATCACTTACGATTATTCACAGTCACGCAGCGAAGATGGATGTTGGCAATTGCATGTTGCCTTTTCATCTTCATGGTTCAATCTGTGTTGTTCTCGTTTGGCTACCGACTGACAGCAGATGATGTTGAGGCGCACTATTTCGCGCTCGATACGGTTCAGGCTTTTCTAGACTACACAGGTCGCATGGCCGTCGCATCTGGTCGAGTCGGCCATTACGTTGCAGTACCGGTGAATATGGCGGGAGCGTTCGCCAGCGATTATTTAGCGGCACGGCTGTTTTTTTCGATTGTGTTTTTCGGAAGTTTTGTTGCCTTCGCCGTCCTTCTCGGCCGGTTGATGCGGGCGCCTCGTCTCATCGCCCCGCTGTCTCTTGCTTATTTGATATGCTGCCCACTTTTGTTCAGCCACACGCCCCCGAATGCGTACCCATTACAAGTAACGTTGCCATTCCTCGTCATACTACTTTGCCGCATTTTCCTGATCGGAAGAGAATACGAAAAGGCGGTTGGCGTCGTTCGCCTTGTGCTCATGGTCGCAATCACGGTCGGGAGTGAATATACGCTTCTCTTCACCGCAGGTGTGCTCATCGTAGAACACTCGATCCGCAACGCGGACAATATGCGAGGTATGCTTCGTAGCAAGTTGTTGTGGGCCGATTTTGCTACAATGGCGGTAGCGCTCATACCTTACACTTTTCGCTTCGCCGCACCTTCCGTATACGGCGGCAACCAACCGGACGGCATTAGCGATATCCACGCAGTTCTGTCGATCCTTTGGCTTCACACTTGGAACGGAACTATTTTCGCTCACCTTGGCGTTCGCGCCATTCTTGAATCCTGGAAGGTGCTCGTTGCCGCCAGCGGTCTAGCTTTTGTTGCCGCCCTTGGCGCCTTTCTATTGCCGCTCGGCACCCGCCCGCGAGTTCGTCTAGTCTCAATTGTGTGTCTAGCGCTGTTGGCCGCGTGGTTGTGCGTTATGCTGCCGCCATCCACGAACAAACGCTTGCATGACTGGTGTAGCATCAGCAACGAATGTACTTACACGACGAGCCGCCTTGCCTACTATTTCGTTATCCCTGCGGTGTTCTTACCGATCATAGTCTATTTTGATAAGTCGGCGCTTGCGTTGCTAACGGCAGCTCTTGTCTTTTTCGGCTTTTCACACAACTGGACCTTGAGTGCGATGATGCGCAGCTATGTCCACCCATACAAAGAGGCCATTTACTCGGCGTGTGCCATAGACCCCGCGAAAGCGCTAGCCGCGCTAGACCCTGAAAACCACATATCCATGCACCCTTGGATGGATAGATCGGCTTACTGGTCGCGCTTAGCGATCTATGAAAGATATCGGCAGGGGTGCTAGAAGTTGGCTGATGCCAACAAACCTAGACCCTCGCTTCCCACACAAAGTTGTAGGAACCGGCCGCGATGCCGCCGTTGAGTTGTACGTTCAGGACCGACGAATTCGCAGTGACCTCGCGGATATATATCGGGATGGTCGAAGGCGGCGACGTTCCGGTGATCGGGAATTCGCCCAAATACGACGAGTTGCGCACCGTGAAGAAAGCCGGTGTGGTCGCCAGCCCGTGGGGGATCGCGAACGAGGACCCGCCGCCGCCGTATGTAAACACGCCCGTCCTGTGGTACAGGTTCTTGCCGGCGAGATTGCCAAGAACGCGGCAATTGGCTTGCTGCCCAGAGGGCATAAGGACAGGGTTGGAAACCGTGCCAGGATTCCCGCCCGTAATAGTCACATTAAGAGCTGTTGTGGCGGCGCTGAAATCAAGGAAAGCGGCTGTGCCGTCTCGGTAGTTACAGCTCGTCACGTCGAACGTGTCAATGGTAGTTCCGGCTGCGGCGTCAATGAACTTCCCAGCCGCCTTGCTGACGCAGTTGGTGATGACAACCGACCGCGCCTCCGATACCACCTGGAAGGCGGCTTGACTTCCGCCATACTGGCCGCCCGCAAAATCCATGTCCTTTACGAACCCAAGGTACACAGCCGGGTCACTTGCGCTAGCTCCCACTGCGTAGCAGCTTTCGAAGAAGAAGCTCCTGATCGCGTTGCCCGTACCAATGCTACCTTCAAGTCGGATCTGGTTCCGCTTTCCACCTTCAAACACGCATTGCGAGAAGCGAGCGTCTCCAAATAGCGTCGCCAGGGATATGACTCTGAGACAGTCGCTCGTGCAGTTAGCCGGGGATGACCTGAAATTCGTAACGATGGCTGACCCGAGCTTGTCCCAGAGCATACCGTAACGACACGTTGAGCCGTTCGGCGTGATCTGCTCACAGTCCGACATAATAACATCGAACCCAGCCGATGAATCGCCGACTGCGTTGAAGTGTATGTCCACCGCGTTGTACCAAGTGATGCGGTGCAGATAGAGATAGAAGACGGTGCCGTTGACGTTGAGGTTTCTGTAACCCCCATCGAGGGAGATGTTCTTCAAATGGACAAGGTTGGTTGGTCCCTCGATGTGAATGAGATACTGTGCCGTCTTGGCCGCATCGAGATCGCCAATGACACGGAAACCGTCAAGGGTACACTGCGAGGTGATGTTGAGGCCCTTGCCGTTGTGCGTTACCCGGAACTCTGACTTGAGCGGGTTTCCCCTTATGGTCAAGATGCCGTTGATGTTGACGGGCGCGTTAAGTCTGCACTTCAGCCCAGGCGCCTGACCCGGCGCGCCCGAGAAAGTCAGAAAGTTAACCCACGCCTGAATGGCTGCGCTGTCGTCCGTGCCGGTCGTGCCATTCCAGTCGAACTTTGCGCCGAACCAACGAGGATCAACGCCATCGGCCTGCCACGCGCCATCGCGCACCCATGCGCCAGAGGTCGCGGCAACTGCGGTAGCTTTGATATAGACGCCTTCATTCGGGTCGTTGGTTATCTGTCCTGAATAGTCGCCCGCCTGCCAGACGAACAAGCCTTGACGGCCTGCCTCATCAAGATAGGCGATCGTGTCTTTCGTGGTATCGAGCGCCTTCAATGCCGTGCGCGTCGCAACGGTAATCAAACCGGAGCCCGACGCATCCGACAATGGGGCGATAGCCCATCCGTTTAGCTCGATGGACGGATAGAGGATAACTGCTGCAAGTTGATCCGCGCTGGAATGTATCGTCCAGTTCGCCTGCTGCATGATCGTAGTGCCGCTGCCCGACGGCGTGATCGTGATTGTGTGATCGGTTACAGCCGATGACCAATCAACAATCACCAGAGCCTTGCCGGCCTGATTTGCGAGGAGAGGCAACGTCAGGGCCGTTGCGGTGGGCGACGTGCGCTGAATGGCAGCCAGCGACGTGCCGTCATCTATGGTATCAGATGCACCAGTGATAGATTGAAACGAACCGGACGAGAATGACGCAGGCGATATCGTATTCCACTCGCCTGTAAATTTGTTCCAGATGGCAAATAGAGAATTCGCCGGATCGAACTGCGACGCCTGCGAAAGCCTCGAGTAGTCGAGATCCAGATTGTAGGCCAGTCCATCCTTGGCAACTGCGATGCCTGTACGCCCGATCAGCGCAGCCGGAAGTTTGGTCCTGACCTTCAGCTTAAGACGGTTAGACATTCAGTTGCCCTCAAGAATAGCGACATCACCGATGATCAGATCGGTGATGAATCCGTTAATGGTGATTTTGACGCCGCATGGATATGTGCCCGCGCAGAACTGGTGCACATCGTTCTCGTTGAACTGCCACTGAAACCCAGGGCCAACAATCACGACTTGACCGTTATCGAGCGTTGCGATCTCGCGACGGCAGCCGTCGTGGTCCTTGATGTAGACCCCGATCGCAACCGTATAATCAGGGCTGCTCAGGTCGATCGTCGAGCCGTCGTCCTCATCCACGAGTTCGACGACATCGCTGAGCCACGTTGCGCGGTTCGAAATGGTGGCGACTTGGCCAGTAAACATCGGCGCGCCTCAGAGCTTAATGAAGATTGACATCACCATCGTCGGCTGAACGTTCGGGATGGTGGTGGAGGAGCCGCCTGTGTTGTTTGATGTGGCAGAGCCGCCGCCGGCAAACGTTCCGGACACGCTCGCCGGGGCATTGACCACACCAGTACCTGGCCCCGAAGCTAGCGGTGCGCCGCCAGCCTGAAACACCGAACTGGTCGTGCCGGAAATGCTGCCAGTGACGCTAACGACTGACGTAATCGTCGGGATCAGGCTTGGCGTAAGCGTAACGGTCTGCCCATTGTTTCCGCTATTCACCTGACCAAGCGTAGTGGCCGCAGCGCCAAAGCCCGGCGAGCTCAAGCGCCCTGCGGCCGTGTTCCCCATATCGTCAAGGCCAGCGATGACACGGCCACGAAGGTCGGGGGTAGCTATGACTTTATTTGCTGCGAAATCATTTGCGCAATTGCCGCTTCGGGCTGGCGTCATGACCAAGTTTGGATCATTGGCGCAGAGATAGACGAATAAAGCCTGCGTATCGGCATTCGCGCGCTCAGTAGCGCCACTCGTTGCCGAGCCAATCGTGCGGCCGTTGGCGCGGACGAAGCCCGCAAGCGTCCCGGTGCCGTAAACGACCTTCATGTCCCCGGTGGAAAGGACCGTCGTCGGATCGACGGAGCCACCCCCGCCCCCGCCCGAGCTCGGGCCGATAACCAGGATATTGTCTGCAACGACCTGATCGACGCCGGCCGCATTGGTGAGGCGGACCTTGATCTGGCCATCGGCAAGGAAGAACTGCCCGAGACGCCCCGCGGAATCGCAGGTCATCGGGTTGGGCTGCGGAATGGTTAAATTGGTGTCTTGGTAGGCGTTTTGCGGCGTTGCGACCGTGCCTGCCTGGTAGAAGTAGAGCTTGCACTCCGAAAGCGGCTTGCCGAGGGAATCGAACTGCTGCGATAATGAGAAGGAAATGGTGCCCGCCGACATTGCCGGCGAGGCAATTCCCAGCGCGAGAGCCAGGGTCAGGAAGAAGCGTTTGAGCATTGACGTACCCATGAAAAAAGCCCCGCGATGGGGGCTGCTGTTATGGTGCGTTGCGGCGTTGATGCTAGGGCCTTGGCCCCTGAACATTTGGCTGGTCATCGGCGCGGCCTACGCCTGCCGCTTGAAGGGCGGGAATGCCAGGAGACTGCTCGCCGCCGACACGCGCGAAACTCCGATCGAAGGTCCGCAGCGAGTTGAAGAGGTTCTGATTGCGGGCAATCGTCTGGATACCGCGGGTGATAGTGCGCGGATCATTCGAGACGAGCATTTCAGCCACCCGGCGCGAAAGGCGCTCGTTGATCGCATTGCGTCCGCGCGCCGCCCCGTACACGAGAGCAGCATTCACGACCGCTCCGGGATCAGTAAACGGATTGATCCCGCCGCCTGAAAAGCCATAGGCGCCGCCGGCAAGACCAAGCTCAGCCAATTGCCGCGCTGTGGTCGAATTGCCCTGCACGGCGTTACGGGCCAGATCCATGATGCCTTCGACCCGCAAGCCGGCCTCGAGTTCGGCCGCGCGCTGTGGGCCAAGGGCGATGTTGAGCTTTTCCCGGGCGGCGGGGGATTCCGCGATCTTGTTGAGTACCGAACGGCGGTCGCCGATCTGGTTCAACGTCTCCACGTAGCGAGACACGAAGCCATCTTGGAATAGCTGGCGCTCAGTCGGGGACATCTGGGCCAGTGCCCGCCGCGCCTCCGCTGCGCTCATGTTGCGGCCGACGAAGTTCTGGCCGGCCTCCAAGGCATCGCGAGCACCGAAGAAGTGAGCCGCCCCCGCGCGAGCCTGTGCATAGCTCGGCACAAGCTGGTCAAGATGGTCTCGCAGAACGCGCGAGAAATCCTGCGCATCCCGCGTTCCTACCTGATCGAGGTTTTTCTTTACCGTATCCCAGAACTGAAGGCTGGGCAGCGCCACCGTCCCGTTAGCGTCAGTGCGGAGCTCCATTCGGCCCGTCTGCCGGTTCATCACAAAGGGATTACGGACAGGCGTGAAGCCACGGCGAGCGGCGTCGTTTGCCCCCGTGATGGTCGCCTTACGAATGGCATCCTGCACAACGGGTGCCTGCGAAAGCTGGTCTAGGCCATCGTCCCACAGCCCCGCGGCGCCATCGCGGTAAGCGCGCTGATAAGCCGGCCGATTGACGTTCCGGCTGGCCTGAAGCAGCGCTTCAGATTGCGCTTCTGCGTCTGGATAATGGAACGTGTTGCGAAGCCAGTCCGTAACGCGGCCAGACTGGCCCTCAAATCGATCGTTGATAGCCCGGTTAAGGACTGCCCTACCCTCTGGCGAGGTGTTGGCGGCCGACCGAGCAAGCGCCCGCGTGGTCTCGCCCCCGAGGTCGCCGATGACGGCAGGACCGCCACCTTGGACGCTCGCCGCGAACTCGCCAGGCGTGAGACGTTGCGCCGCCTGCGGGTCAATGGCCTGATCGCGTTCGATCGCAGTCACGACACGACGCGCCGCCTCGCTGTCAGGATTGCGAATGCCGCGGACAGTGTTGGCGATCGGAGTTGCAACGGCTCGAGCACCGCGCACCACGCCCTCGATAGCGGCCGGCGCAGCGCCTCCCAGAAGGCCGCCAGCGCCAGCGCCCACGGCAGCGCGGGAAATCCTATCGACCGCCCCTTGGCCCTCGCCAGCGCCAGCGGCGCCGCCCAGGACCGCGCCAGTACCGGCGCCTGCCGCCATGCGACCCGCCAGCGTAGACGCGCCAGCACCCGCCCCTACGGGCAGCACAAGGGCGCCCCCAATGGTCCCAACCGTGTTGGCAATCGGATGCTGTTCCTCAGCCGCCTGGTTCGCTGCCCGCTCCCGTGCCACCGCAGCGTCATAGCGCTTCTTGGCTTCGGGGTCGCCGGTCCAATACTTGAGCGCACCGCTGATCAGCGCCGAGAGGCTGGCAGGATCGTTCGGGTTGACGCCCGACGCTTCGACGAGACCACGGATTTCATCGCCAAAGTTGGCCGTGAAGCCCTGTGCAGCGCCACGAGCGGCAGCGTCCAGCGCGCCACGATCAGCGGGGACACCAGGAGGTGGCGCACCAGCGGGCGCATCAGGCGCGGCCTGTGGGGCTTCAGGAGTGATGTAAACCCGGCGAGCGCCAGAGGGAGAAGTAGCCGGCCGCGCTTCGGCAGGAGCCGCAGGCTGCTCGTCGAACTGATCGAAGAAGTTCGCCGCCTGCGGTGCTGCCGGGCTCATGTTTGGCTGCGCAGCAAAGGCCATTGCTTGCGGCGCCTCCGGGGCAAACTGATTGACCGCAGCGACAGCATCTTGAGGGCCAAGCGCTTTGTTGAAGCGCCGGCTGTACTCCGCAACAGTCGTCCCGAACGCATCCCGAGCGTTCGGGTTCTTCATCCCCTTCTCGCCAGCAAACCAAGCCCGAGCGGCGCCGTCCGGACCGTATTTATCGACGTACTGACCGAACTTGCCGTTAAAGATGGCGTCCTGAAGCTGAGGGTTTTGGATAAATTCCTGCGGCGAAACCTCGCGCCCAAGGACTTCCTTCGACCACGGGCGAACGTTTTCGCTCATGACCTGATACTTGCCGAGCGCGCGGCCCATGCTGCCGGTGTCAGGACCAACAGCGCGATAGTTGCCGCCGCTCTCAATAGACGAGATCGCGTCAGCATACGGCGAAGAGGCTGGCGCAGAGGCCGCGCTATCGAACTGGTCGAAGAAATTGGCCAATTATTCTTCCCCACCACCGCCAAGGGCGGATTTAGCGGCACCGCTGCCGTATTTGGCATCGAACTGCGCCGACAGGCGCGGGTCTTTCTTCAGGGCTGCAATCGCCGCCGCGGGCGCCGAGACGGCGGGCTTCGATGTAGTCTCCGTCTGCTTCTGATATGGCGCGAGCTTGCCATTTGCGTCGAAAACGTACTTTGGCCGGTAGCCGGCGCCGGCATCGCGCGCCATGCCTTCAATGACCGTGCGCCGGTTCGCGGCCTTTTGCGCGACCACTTCAGGAGGATCATTCGGAAGCGGGAAGTATTGCTTGTCGCCGCTCTCAAATTCAGATGGCGAGATAGCCGCGCCGCTCTCTTGGCGAAGCTTTGCGTTCAGGAAGTTTCTCTTTGCCTGATCTAGTTGCAGATACTCCTTGGAATGAAGGTAGTTTCTCGCATAGTCGCCAATCGGCGCCTTTTCGATAGCGTATTGCGTCGGGGTATTCGCATTTGTGAGCCCCGGCTTCCCATCAACTCCGCTGAATATTCCTTCAGACTCGGATAGGCGATCAGCGAACCCAGCAGACTTCATTTGTTCGTTATTCTTGAACGTCTGACCGGCGTAATAGGGGTTATTTGGTCCCGCAGACGTCGGCGCGCCCGTGCTGATCGGACCCTCTGCCCCGTCCGTGTTCACGCGAACAAGCGTCGTCTGCCCAGTGTTCGGATCGGTGATTTCCTTGATAGTGAACTTGTCCTTGTTGAACGCTCGATCGGCATTGCTCTGCGCGCGCTGCGCCTCGGTTTGCCGGAAACCAAATTCCCGATCAGCTCGAGCATCAGCAACCGCATCCCGGCCGCGCTGATACTGCGTGTTCGCCGCGGTGCTCGCCAGTTGAGCAAGCGACAGGCCCAGTGTGCTGTTGTAAGGCAAAACGCGCGTAGCCAACGCAGCCAGGCTCTGCGGATTGCTCGCATCGAGCCCGCTGCCCAACGCCTCTTTCACTGCATTCTCAGCCTGCGAGCGCTGGTAGACCTGTCCGAGCTGGGCCAAGGGCGAGAAGTCAATCCCGCCCGAGAACGCCTGGACTGGCTGGATCTGGAGAGGAGCTACCGCCATCTATCAATATCCCGAGGGCGAGCCGCCGCCCATGAAGAGATTGCCAAGACCGAGCGCTGACGTGCCGCTCTTGAGGGCTGAGCCAAGGCCACCAAAGCCGCCACCAGCAGCCAGCGACGCGAGCGACAGCCCCGCGCCCAGCAGGTTCTTGGCGCCGGCTGCCTTGCCTGCGGCCTCGAGATTGTTCGCCGAGGTCATGCCGGAGGTGTAATTGCCGAGCAGCCCGGTTTGGTTCTGCGCATACTGGCTCGCGAGATCAGCCAAGCTGCCATAGCCCGCGGCTTGTCCTTGCGTCGCCGTGATGTTGTTCTGGTTCACGCCGGAAAGCGCCGACAGCCAGTTATTGTATTGCTGGTTCTGGTTGTTCTGCGCGAAGTTCAGCGCATCGAGATCAGCATTGCCGCTGTTCGCCATGCCCGCAGCCGCGCGACGACGATTGATCGCATCAAGACCGGCGTCAATGCCCTGCTGATAGCCCGGGCTCGTCGTGAAGGCGGATTGCGCGTTCTTGGCCGCGTCTGCGCCGTTGATACCAAGCGCATCCAGGTAAAGAGAAGTCCCCTTTCCGTACTGGCCGGCCAGGTTCTTGTAGAGATCAGTTGCGCTGTTGAGGTTCTGCTGCCCGGTCTGATAGCCTTGACCGAGGAAATCCTGACCATAGCCAAAATAGTTCTGGTAAAGCCCGCGATTTGCGTTCGCCGCGTCTTTCTCGGCGCCGCCGCCGAACAACGTATCTAGAAAGCTGGCCATTGATTGATTCCTTTAAGCCCAACTGACGGATACAGAGCCGTTGGCTCCCGGGTTGCCATGAGGTCCATTCCCTTCGCCCCCGGCGCCGCCCGCGCCGACAACGACGGTCACCGTGCCGCCTACTGCGAGTTGCCCCGCGGCGTATGTCTTGACCGCGCGGCCACCGTTCCCGCCGTTGCCCGTGGTAACGATCGAATGAAGGCCGCCTGCCGCGCCGCCGCCCGTCGTATTGGTGTCGCCACCTGATGCTGTACCTGCAGCGCCATCCGCGCCGATGCCGTTATCAAGCCCAGTGAATTGACCGCCCTGCCCACCGTTGCCGGTAACGCTGCCGAAACTGCTCGCGCCGCCGTTCTGTCCTTGGGTTGCCCTGAATTCAGAATTGCCGAAACCGTATTGGTCCGTGCCGCAGCCTCCACCACCCGCACCAGGGACATCAGCCGTCAGCGTGTTGTAGAGCGGAACAGTGAAACTGAATGTCCCCGGCGTGGTGAAGGAAACCGAGCCAGGCACCACCACCGGCCCACCGTCGGGGTTGTGATAGGTTAGAATCAGCGCCTGGACAGGCATCAGGTAAGGCCCACACCTGAGATCACCCAAGCTACGGTCCCGACCTTCAAGGCAGTCGCTAAACCGAAATTCGCAAGAGTCCTATTCCCGAAGGAAGGCGACGCGGCGCCATTCATCAGAATCATGGTATCGCCGCAGGCAATCGTCAGCACATTTCCCGCAAGCGCCGTATTAACGAAGGTGATCGTCGTCCCGATCTCATATGCAACGCTGCTGTTCGCCGGGATGGTGAATGTGTGGCTGCCGCTGGCCAGATAGATGTGCTTCCCGGCATCCGATAGAACGCAAGTGTAGTCGCCGGTCTGGCTGTTCTGCGGGATAAGTCCCGCACTCGATGCAGCCCCGCCGCCAACCGCGCCCGCAATCAGCTTTAGCTTTTCGTACCAATCCGGATTGATCGCGTTTCCGATCATGATCGGAACGTCGTAGCCCGGGATCTCAACCGTCATCGCAACCCGTCAACTTGCATGTCGGCACCCATGAACGCGAAGGGCACGTTGCTCGTCTCATCAAAGCGCCAGCGCACGCCCTGCACTTCCGCTTGACCCCAGATCGCCGATCGCACCCGCTGGTCAGTCAAAGCTTGCCGGCCAACCTTGATCGCCCGCGGATTGCTCCAATTCATCCCGCCATTGCGGGAAACCGAAATCTCAACAGATGGATCGGTCTGCACAGGGTCATTCCCCGTCGCAATGCCGACGCCCTTGGTGCAGTAGAGCTCGATCCCATTGACCCGCACAGGCGACGGGAACGCGCCCATCGGGCCGGTCTCGATCCGCATACGAAGCGGGTTGCCAACCTCGTCCTGGGTCTCGGCGTCGATCTCGAGCAGATTGCCCGTCAGCTTATCGCCGCAGAGCCATTTGCCGAACGCCTGCACCGGGAACAGCCCGCGCCAGTCCTGGCGAAGATAGCTCTGACGCTCAAACCATGTGTTGATCGTGGTATCGAACACCCAGCACCAATTAGCGCCCTGCACAGCAACAAAGCCGGAGCCGACCGCATGCACCGAAACCGTGATCGCGGATTTGTCTGCTTCCAGCCTGATCAACTTCTCAAGTTCAGGCGTCGAAATCGGAACAGGCGTATAGCCGTCGAGCCGAGAGACACGATAATCGTCCCCGACAAGGAAGATGCCCTTGCCCCAGCCGTCCTCGTCGCCGGCAATGGCATAAGGCCCGACCACACCGCGGGCGATCGTCGCGATGTAGGAGAAGAAGTATCCCGTGTCGTTCTGGCCACCCCAAACCTCCATCGAAGCCGAGCCAACCTGAAGGATCTGGCCGTTGCCGAGCGGCATCGAGCAATAGAGCGTGTCCGGTTTGCTTTCCGCAGCGGCTTGGCTGAGTGAATTGATGTTCAGCGCGTTAACGTCCGAGTTTCGGATCGTGCCGTCACCATAAGTGAAGTTGAACACGCCCTTGTGGTACTTCACGCTGTTGGGTTGGCCTACGGTCGTGCCAGGATATGAGGTCACCGCACCGGCCGAAATGATCTGAGCGCCGTCACCAGGAGACACGATCACGATGTTCGGAGTCGTCGCGTTATCCCGCGCCATGAACACAGGAACAGTTCCGCTCACCGTGCCCGTCAACTGCGTGCCAGCCCCCCCAGCAGAGGTGAAGCTGAACACCCTGTTCCCGACGACGGCGTAGAGCGTCGAGCCGACGAGCAGTCGCCCGCGGAAGTTCGTCACGCCCGTTGCGCCCCAGCTCTTAAGCCCCGGCGCCCGCCAGTAGGCGTATTCCTTCCCAGCCGTTGCAGCTAGCTTCTCAGGATAGCAGTTGATCAGCCTTCCGCCTGCCGCCTGCGGATGCTTGCCCGGAGCTGACAGAAGCGGGAATGGGACCGCGACCATCAGCGATAGCCGTTAAAGTAGCCGCGCCAATAAGGCCTAAGCGCAGGATCGATGGCAAGCGTGCGCCTCGTCCTCGACGGAGCGGAGAGATACCGCAAGCGGTCCTCATGTGCGTTAACAGCCGTCAAATCTAGCGGCGCATTCGAGAACTTCGACGCAGCATGCACCGCAATGAGCCGCGCCAAGGTCTCGAAATACTTCAGCGGGATATCGTCTCGATCGCCGACGTAGACGACCCCTGACACTTCCTCGAGCACCTGATCGATGCAGCTATCAATCGTGTCGTGCTCGACAGCGCCCAACGCCTCGCCCGGCACATACTTACCGAGGAGCGCGGCAACCTCGTTGATGAGCTGTTCAGCAGTGCGGGAGGTCATGGCTTCTCCGCTCCATCAAGAAAGGGGCGGCCCAATTAAGAGCCGCCCCAAGTCGTTTAGCCGGAGACGCGGACCGCAAGGCGCGGATCGATCGTCTTGACACCGTAGATGCAGTCAAGACGCCAGGTGCTAACGTCGTTCACGCCGTCATAGTACGGGATGACGCGAACGCTGATGCCGTTCTTGCTCTGGCGCGACACGTCCACCGCGCCCGGGGGCTTCACCATCGGGACCATTGCGAGCGCAAAAGCGTTCTTATGGAACAGAAGGTTGTTGGTGACAGTGGTGTTCGCCGCGACACCGACGTTAAAGGTCAGTGCAGCATTGTCCGCCGGAGCCGCCGAACAGTTCTTGAAGGCACCGGAGGTGATGATCTGCGGAGCGATCGTCATCGTCAGATTGCCCGATGCGTCCGAAGAACCGTTGCTCACCACGACGAACTGCTTGAGAAACGGCAGCGTCGCCTTGGTGACCGGGTTGACATCGAATACGCCGGCAATGGTGAACGAGTCACCCTTGACGACGCGAGCCGCTGCTGCCGCCGTCCAGCCGTCCGTAATCAGCGACTGGGTGTTGGCGCCAGTCGTGTCATAGGTGGTATTCTGGTTGGCGCCGTTGACAAGCGGTGTGCCGCCACCCGGCCCAGTGGTGAAGGCCGGCGCATTCTGCGACATGTAGGTGTCAACATTGCCGACCATCCCGATCTGGCCCTGACGGTAGGACTTGCCGTTGATCGAGTTGTTGAACAGCGACGTCTGCGAACCGGCCATGGCCCAGTAGTCCGCCGGCGCCAGAACGCCAGAGCGGTCACCCTGGGGAACCGAACGCTGGTCGAGGTTCGTCGTGCCCTTGGCAAACTTCGCAAAGGAGTCGATCACCGTAGTGGAAATGGGCGGGGCAGTCGTGGTGACCCACTGCGGAATGTCCGTGTAGAGGGACATCACGTCAATGTCGATCTGGTTAGCAACCTGCACCATTGCGGGGCGGATCACGCGCTCAGACAGATCGCCGATGTTCAGGGTCAACTGCTGCGAGGTGAACTTGAAGTCAACGCCAGCCACCTTGTTGATCTGCAGGCTGGTTTTGCCTTCGGTCACGTCCTGCACCAACCCGGAGTTGGAAATCTGTTGGCGGACGGTGAAGTCAGTCGGCTTGCGGATGGTGATGGTGTCACCAACTTCATAGCCGTTGATCTTCTTGTCGAACTCGCCTTCGTAGCCGCGGTAAACCGCGCCAGCCATGACAAGTTCGTTCTCGAGAATAGCGACCGCAGCCTTGGCCACGATCGAAGCGGTAAGGGTAGTGTTAGCCATTGAAACCTATTCCTTGTGGAATGGCTCCCGCGTACTTAGCCGTATTTCTTCTTGAGCCACGCCTGAAGATCAGCTTCAGGGGATGATGGGCTCGCACCACCCTTGGGGCGGCCTAACGGAGCGGGAGCGGATGTTGCTTTCTTCGCTTCCGGCATCTTCACAGTGGCTTCCAGCCGTCCCATCTCTCGGGCCAGCTCGCGTCCGCTCATGCTGTTGAGTGCGGTAAGCTTGTCGGGGTTCTTTGCGAGGTAGTAAGCGAGCAATGCGCTCTTGTCGGATGAGAGGATTTCGCGGCCGACTTCCGGGCTAACCGGCACCTTTGCGGCGGCCAGAGCCTCGTCGTAGTCGGTAATGACCTCGCGGGCATCCTCTTCGCGCTCCTGATGGGCGAGAGACCGTTCTCGCCAAAGAGCCGCATGCTTCGTTTCGCGTTCGGAGGCTTCTCGGGTCTCTCGATCCTTGCGGATTTCATCGCGAACAGCCTTGCCGGCGTTGAACGCCGTCAGCGCTTGCTGATACGCGAACCAGTCCCCGTTGAAGTCCTCTTCTTTCGGCGGTTGTTCGTCTTCGCTGGCCTTTGCGGCCGGCGCTGAACGCTTCAGTTCTTCTATTTCGCGCTCTCGCGCTTGCAGTTCAGAGAGCAAACGCTGCTCGCGGATCTTGGCCCGCTGCGCGCCGCTCAGCTTCTTGGGCTTATCCTCGTCGCCGGCTTCTTTCTCGCCAGCGTCTTCGGTTTTACCCTCTTCCTTGGTCTCTTCAGTCTCTTCCTTGACCTCTTCGGCAGCATCAAGGTCGATAATTCCGTCATTGACGGGAGTTTCAGTGGCAGTCTGTTCGGTAGCCAGCGTTTCCGCCGTCTGTTCGTCGCTCATTGTTCACTCATGAAAAAGGCCGCTCCGAAGAACGGCCGTGGAATGCCCAGCGCGGCTGCGCCAGACTTGTTACTCAGCGCCAGCCGGCTCCGGCTTGGGCGCTCGCATCTGTTTCATGGTCTCGTCGTGCTTCTCGCCCGCACGCTGGGTGTTAACTCCCAGGATGACCAACTCAGCCTCGTGCTTGTCCTGCTTGTGCGCGGTGTCCTGTGCGTGCTCCTGAGCATCGCGGGCCATTTCAGCACCATGCCGCTCAACATCGCGCAGGTTATCCATATGCGTCTGCGCAAGACCTACCTTGGCCTTCTCTGCCTCGATTTCGGACCGCGCCGCATCGGCCATGGCCTTCTTGGCGTCCGCCTCTGCCTTGACAGCGCGGGCTTCTGCTTCTCTCACCTTGGCCTGCGCTTCAGCCATCTGCAGCGCCTGGGCTTGCTGGGCGAGCTGCTGCGCTTGTTCCTTGTCGGCCTCTTCCTTCAATTGCTCAGGCGACGGCGGCTGTCCTGAAGCCTGCTCGCGCTTCTGCCGGTCAGCCTGCAGCTTGGCCTTGATCGGAGGCGGCAATAGTTCCTCAAGCCGTTCGCCGATCTCCTCAGCGTTCGGCCAATCCATGCTCTTGGCGTACAGATCGCCCATGACAGGCGCCGCGGGCGGGAACGCGCGGATGAACTCGGTCATTGCGTCCTGCGCCAGCTCGCGCTTGGTCGCGTAGTTCGGCCCACTCTCCATCACGACGTCATAGGCGCCGGAAGTCATGTCGTGCAGGACTTGCTCGACGCCGTTCACGATCTGCGGCTTGTTGATATCGACGATATCCGGCTTGCCGTCGTCGCCGAGGATCTGGACCGTGCGCTGTGTGTCGTAAATCTTCGGGAATAGGTCGTTGACAATCTCAGCCGTGCGCTCGATCGCAAGCGCGAAATTGTCGTGATAGACGTAAGTTCCGGTATCTCCCTGCGCATCACGGCGAGCAATCGCAATTCCGCTGGTCTCGTTCGACTTGGCACCAAGCGAGGCATCATAGATGCCGATGACGGCCTTCATGTCCTCCGAATTGCGCGCCTTGCCTTCGATGATAGCCTGAGAGGCTACCGGAGGCGCAACACGCTGGGGCGGACCAGGAGCGCGCTCGTCTGGCGTGTACTCCAAGAACGGAAGGTTCTCGGTGTTAGCCACTTCCCAGAGGTCGTAGTGATCCTGGAACTGCTTCTTGGTGCCGAGCCAAGGCGCCTTGGGCTGCAGCGCAATCACCTCAGTCTCAGCCG